CAACCTAAGATATTCCATTGCTCTAATACAACAGCTTCTTGTATACCATTGCCGCCATCTAATACTTGTAATGTAACAGTAAATTTATACGTATTAGCAGCAGTTGCAGAACTTTGTTCCAAAAAGTCTAATTGCTTTTGTAATTGCTCGCCAACTAAACGGCTTACATTACCAACAGCATCATCGCGCAAATCGCAAGTAACATCTTGCCAGCTGTGTTTTCCAGCAATTTTAACAGTACTGTTATAAATTGGCAGTTTAATTTCCTCAAATTGAACATGAGGACGATCAAACTTCATAACTTGTTTAGTTAATTCCGTGGTAGGAGTACTAACACCAAAGTTATTAAAGAAAACACGATAACGATATGCCAGCTTAGGCATTAAAAGGCCTTGTGTCGATGGACTTTGACCGTTTATTCCTAGAGGAACTGTCATGTTAGTTAGTGATGATGTTGCCATTTGTTAATCTCCGATATACTTTATTTAGTTAAATGAATTGGGTAGTTTCCTACCCAATTTATTTAGGCTACTGCCTGTGCTGCAATCGATCCAGTATTTTCAATACGTAATGGAATGTAAATAAATTCCACTGCCTTAACTGGTTCAATAGCAATATCAACCCATAATTGATTTTGATCAATCGTTGTAGGTGTATTATTAGTTGTATCACATACCACTAGATAGTCGTAAACACCACGTTTAGCCACTAAATCAATTAGTAAACTTGTAATTGTGTTGCTAATTTCAGTACGTGTGATTTGATCATTTGGTTCAAACAAATATTGTTTACCAATTGTCTCAAGTCTGGCACGCATATAGCAAACTAAACGAGCTACGTTGATACGATCTAATGCTGATGATGTACCTTGTAATGTTTTATTACCAAAGTTAGTAATACCAACACCAGGAATAAAGGTAATTGGATTAACTTGATTTTGATATAATACATCACGTAGTGCTTGACTTACACCCAGTGTTGTAAATGCCCCGGTAATAGACTCTATATAACCTAATTGGAATGCATTATCAACTAGACCACGTCTTGTACCTGCCGGAGCTAACCATGGATAAGCAATTTCATCGTTACGTATAATTGTACGAACCATCATATGGCTTGGATATGTAACAACAGTATTACCACTTAAATCAGTTGTTTGGCAACTTGGATAAAATGCCGCTGCATAACTATCGCCTGCTGCTAAATTACCGTCAGCAGTTGGTAATCCTAATCCGTTATTATTAGTTGCCCATGCAGCAACATCAGCGGGTGATAAACGCAATGGAGTATCAATAATACTAAATGCTACGTTGTTAATTTCATTGTTTAATGCTACCATGTTAGTAGATAGTTCCGGATATCCAGGAACTGCTATTAAGTTAAACGCATTTTGTTCTTCACGAATAGACGAATTAGTATCTATTGCGTTCTTCAAAGCACTAACAATAATCTTACGTTGAGCTTGACGACCCATATATGGCGAACCATCCGGACGAACACCAGCAGCCGATAACCATGTGTTAGTTACTGACTGAAGTGACCAAAAAGATGGACTTGCATCTGGAATATCGTCAGTACTGTTAGCAATACACGCATACACAAGACTATCGTATTGTACGTATTCACCAACTGTATATGTTGTAGTAGATGCCCACTCATATGTAGGAAAACTATTATTATTAAAATAGTTTGATTGATAAGTCTTAACGTTAAATCCTGAACGGCGTGTATTCCATAACAATAGACCTGCTGGATACAATTCAGCGGTAGGAGCATCTGGATCTAAATAGTTGCTAGTTAACAAACTTTGAATTGTTGGTAACGCGGCGCTTACTGGATCTGTTATTCCATTAGGAGCCCAACGAGCATCCTGAAATAGGATACCATTAGATTGTGTAGAATCTGTATTAACAATTTCTACCCACTGATCTACACCATTAACATTTTGCCAACGATATAACAACGGATAATTTTCTAAATCACTTGTGTTGACCCATAAATCACCGTACGCTAATGGACTAGCTGCTGTATTAGTTTGTGTAGTAGGTGCAGTTGCACTAATGATAGGCCCAGTAGCATTACACAATGTTAAATTATATCCACGAGAATCAGAGGTTACAGTTTGATATCCTACCCATTCACCGTTCTGTTGAATCATAATATCAGCTTGAGTTGGGTCACTGTAATACCAATATGTACCGTCTGTTGGATTTTGATCAGGTGCTGTACTAGATGCAGTATATGTAAATGTTGGGCTAGATACCCAATTGCTTAATGTGATACCTGATGCTACACCCGCTACGTAATTTTGGAAACATAAGAAAGTGCTAGTTGTAAATCCTGCTGCTGTAACTGGAGTTCCAGTAACGTTTGTCAGGATAATATTACCACCTGCGCTGTGTGTGAACACAATTGCACCGTTGCTGTCAATGGAAGCACTAACATATGGCACGTCAGCTGAACTTACAGCAGCAATAAAGCTACTAGGTGTAGTTCCTGTAAGGGTTACAGTAGCAGATGTAAGTGTTTCTGTTCCCGGCTGTGTTGCTGAAATAGTAAATTCATTACCATTAGTGAATGTTTGATTTACTGTATCACCAGTAACAATCGTTGGACCAGTTACATAACGCTTATAAATTGTAAATCCAGCAGTACTATTATTAAATGGAATAGCCTTTGCAAACAATGCGCCAGCTGGAATATTTTCGCCGCCACCCGATGGATCTAAGCCATAAATTGCTGCGCTATAACCTGTGTAAACAGGAGTATTATTAATTACATATACTCCCAACGCCGAATTATATGACTTCATTACAATATTAACACCAAGGTTAATATTATTTGTTTTTTGCCAAATAGAACCAGTTACTCCAATAGCAGTTGACCCGCCTTGGCTCCAAGTCGGTACTTGATAGCTAGGAGTTGCTTGATATCGTGGGCATGTATAGGTTTTTGCAGTAATTCCTAATGTAGTAAGGACTGTTCCTGTACCAGCTGCCACTACAACAGTTCCGGTTGGTGTACCAACTGTACCACCGTCAACATATGCAGCGACTTCAGTAGAAGCATACGATACTGATGTTGTAGTACAGGCTGTGACAACATAAGTTCCATTATATTCAACTGGATCAATGTTACTAACTGAAATTGAACTGCCAACAGTAAATGGAGCTGATGCTTGGCTAGCAAATGTTAATGTTGCAGCAGTACCACTACCAGACGCGCCAGTTACTGCAATTGTGACACCAGTAGCATCATGATCAGCGTATAAATTAAGTGCACCGCCCATATTAGCAGCATAAACACCAGTTAACCCAGCCGAAGTAATAGCATCAACAATGCCTGTTACTGTATTATTTGGACTAGCCGGAACAGTAATTGTTGTTCCATTAATTATGAATGTATTAGCAGCAGTTAAGCTAGTTGGAGTATTAGTACCTTGCACTGTCGCCCAAGCTGATTGCCATTCTGTACTACCAACGAGTGCCCATGTGTTATACAAACCAGTAATTCTTGTGTCATCTGACTGAGTTGTTGTTGGTCCGCCACGCTTAAAATAGATAGGATTTGTAGTGTATGTAGCTGTCACTGCGTAATTACCAATACTACCATAACTTTGTAAAGGTATAGAAGAACCTGAATTCAAATAATCAGTACTAGTAATTACTAAAGGAATTTGATTAGTAAACGCCGAAGTAGTTTGATTCCACTGATAAATGCCCCATGTGCTATTAACTGTGTCTAACCAGTATGTGCCATTATCTGGATCGCCAACTGGACGAGTTAAGCTAGCCGAAAGAGCAGCTAGGTCAATGTTAGCACGTAATACATAACATTGATTAGTTACGCCTAGTGCCGAATAAGCAGCAAGAAGACCATATTCGTTAAGTTCATATCCGTTGATCGGAGTGCCATTAGTTGTTTGATAAAAGAATGGTACGCCATAATTGGCAGATAACGCACGTTGGCTTGTTGCCAAGAATAATTTATCAGCATTAACAGCCAATGTACCAGAAGCAATGCCTGCACCATCTGCTGACAGTTTGTTCGAAGCCGTTGCGATAACTAAGAGAGGAACCGAGTTAGTAGCAGCTGGAAGATATTGACTTTGATCAACTACCGTAACTTGTACGCCTGGGGATACTAATGTGCTAGACATAATTTAAATCCTTATAATAATATACAATATTTAGTAAATTATTGAAAAAGACCCCAACAACGGCTCCCTACTGGATAGGGTTTGGTAATAAATAACTACATGCGTCCTATATGTTCCTCTTGTAATCAGCGTCCTAGAGCGGTAGCTTACCATAGACCCAATGGTAATATACAATATCGTAGTCGTTGCGAGTACTGTATAAAGCGAGGACGAAAGAAAAAACCACAAGAACCAAGGTGGGCTACCTCGGGATATAAAAAGAAAACAGTTTGTGATCGATGTGGATTTAGATCGAGATGGGCCGCACAGCTTTTAGTGGTTCATATAGATGGAAATCTAAATAACAATGTAGCACAAAATCTTAAAACAATTTGTCAAAATTGCGTAGTGGATGTAGCTAAGTCTGATTTACCTTGGAAGCAAGGTGATCTTGAACCAGATCATTGAGAATTTTTAATACCCAGCACTAAAGAGTCAACTTGAGCATATAGCTCATCCATTGTGCCGTTATTGTCTAGTACATGATTGAATTCTGTTCCCGCCCAGGCAGTTTCGCTGGCATGTACTTTATAAGTATCTAGTACTGATTTATTACTAGCCCAACTTAAATTCTGCGTAGGGCCACCATTTACTACTTCTGCTGCATGAAACCACTCTGGATCAGGACCTCGCTTGGTTCTAATGGCTAACCCTCCAGAAGATCTAATTGCTGTAAGTTCGTTGGGAAAACGACAATCTGAAATTACCACATTATCTTTAAGATTTCGTATTTTATTTTCAATACTGGCAATCCAAATATCATCATGGAAGCCCTTACGCATTACTTCAGTACCCCAGTATTGTAATATCCAGCGTGGAGTTAAGTGAGGCATGTGCAACCGTTCTGCCCACCATAGATCTACTTGCTCACGCCATTCCCTCGACGCTTTAGTACGACCTTCTAACAGTACTCTATCCCAACCAAATACTGCTGATACTGCGTCCTTAAGAGTTCCTGCAAAACTTTCTCTACGAAACCCATGCACATTCACTAGATAATCAGCTACAGTATCTTTGCCGCTGCCTATTAATCCTGAAATTCCAATAATCATATGTTGTCCTTTAGTATGGATGATGACATTAAGTACCACCCTGGGCGGTAAGATCCTAACTGTATAAATCCTAAATCTGTATAAAATTTAGGAATTTCTGTTGTAATTATAATTGTTCTATCACGACTGCTAGCAAATTCTACTGCTTTTGCAGTTATTTGTTTACCGAGACCTTGATTTCTATAATCAGGATCAACACATACCCAAGTCAAATCGTAAAAGTATTGTAAACTTGACTCGCTAACTATACCGAACCCAACTATCTTTTCTTGATCTTTTGCCAGTATGTAAAACTTGGGGTTCTCAATTAGATTAATTAGATATGTTATTTTCTCTATTTCAATCAAATGTTCTACATTTTTAGATATTAGAGAAGGCATTTCCCCAGCAGATTTGTATAAGAATGAACGTTTCAACAGTTCACTTACACTACTTTGATTAGTTAGTTCATTGACAATTTCTATAGAAATCATTCTGAAATAGTTACCCTAGATCTTGCATTAATTTCCGTGAATATAACATCTTTAATTGTTGGTAATGCTTGTTTAGGCTGTGTTTTTAACCATTTTTCATAATCCCAATGTGAATTAAATCCGCGTATGATTGCTGCTCGTTCGACATATTGTGTAGATGTTAATCCTAACTTCCTAGCTGTAGAAGTCAACGCAGGTTCATCATTATAGTATTTTTGATTGTGGTGCTTACGACATAATCTGTTGTATAATGGCCCGTTAGTTTTTTTAGATATAGTGCAAATAACTTTTGGCTCAGAGCAGCCTTCATGCTCACATTTGGGCCTAAAACTCTTTTCAGGAACATATGGGTTATATTTTGGGCTGGTAGATTTAAGATTAATCATCTAATTTCTGTTATATTCAAATGTTTAAAGGTGGCTTGCAGCATGTCAATTTGACGTTTACAATCTTCCAATGCATGATGACTAGTAAGTGGTTTTGGCAAACCAGGATAAAGTGAATAGATAGATCTAGCATCACGTATTTTATAATATTGCCACGGTTGTTTTTTGTCTTTAGAACGATAAGCATGTTCTAAAATATTAATATCATAAGTTGGGCCATTTGCCCAAATAAAATCATGTTGCCATGAAATTTTATAAAGTCCATCTAGAGCATCTTCTAAAGAAATACGATTATTTTCGTTAAATGCTTCTTCCTGTGCTTCTTTTTGTGTTGCCCACCATGCAATTGTTTCGTCATTTATTGCACGATCTTCTTGACTTTCTAATGTTACTCGAGCATAAAAGAATCTATTATCGTAGTAACCAGTGTCAAAGGGATTAAATGACTGTGCAGCAATAGTCAAAATAGTAGCATCTGGCGTTGTAGCCAGGCCTTCGATATCCACCATAAGATGACTTGACATTTATTAGTATCTCGTATTGTTCATAACACTATTATAGCAGAGTAGCACAGGTTAGTCAAGCAAAAAAGTCTTCAAAAAGTTCTTCTCGAGTTTTATCACATCGCATACCCTTAATACCATTTTCGCTTAGACTAATAACACGCAGATTGGTATAATGTCCGATAATATATGGTGGTATGCAATCACGAAAACCCTGTTGTATTGAATAGATATGATCCAGGGCATTATGCGAACGATTTAATCTCGTAGGATTTATTTCATCAAAATGTGTCTTCCAACTTTCTTCAGTAAAACGCCATACTGCTTCATAATAGATCCGGCGATCTGATCTTTCTTCACGACGAGTGCAACCTCGATCTACAGCTTTCTGGTAGATTTTTTCTTTCACTTCTTTAAGTTTACTGGGATTATCTACTCCGTATTTTTCAAGCCAGGTTTCTTTTGCTTTTACAGCATACGCCTTTGGATCTCTATCGCGGTCTTCCCAGGGTTTATGATCACCTGATGTGAACCCAGTAGTAAAATTTTTGTTAGCTTCTTTCGATTTATCAGGATCTTTATTGCGCCAATGGCCAGTACCTTTAGTAGACTCACTTAACTTTTTTGCTACAATCTTTCTAGATGCTTTGACAGATGCGTATGTGAGATAACGATTATCAAACCAGTTGACTTCCTTTCCTGTTTCTGGACACTTGGGTATTTCCCAAATATCATTTAAAATGTGCCATACTCTCTGCTTAGGTTTAGCAGTATCTGGCAAGAAAGATGTTAACTCTAATGCCTCGCTCCATAAATCAGGATGTCGTAGGTATAGGTATTTAACAGCACGTTTCTTGTAGGTTGTATCAGTATCTATTATTTCTATTAATTGTTGTCTTAAGGTCATAACATTATTTATGTTAGCCTATCATCCAAGTAATATTCTAACCAATCATCCTATAATCCAGGTCAACGGAGCCGAACCATCTACATAATCTGTTAGGTCTTTAAGACATTGTGCCATTAGTTCTTTGGCATCGGCCTTCATTGCAGCACCATTTAGTGTGGTTCCGCCTTGCGGGCCGGCAATAGTACCAAATTTTTCTCGTGCGTCGCCAATAATCATCTTACAATTGGCGTACATATAATTACGTATCCATTGGCGAATTTGATAATCACTGAGTAAATTTACTTCAGGTTTTAAGTTATAAGTCCATAACAATACATTCTCGCCCGACCCCTTGGGATCGCGTATTAATTGGAGTTTTTTGGTAACTGGATTCCAAGTATAATTCATATACGCACCAAACATGCGTCCAGCTAACTCAATATATTGAGAGTAAAAATCATATGTAGCTAACCCACCAGATACGTTAAAGTTCATCAAATATACATTTAACGAAGCTTGACTAAATGGGTCAAAATTGCTGGCATTCGGGCCGGATGAATCACCAAAAGTTCTACGGAAAATCTGTCTTACTTGTATAACTTCGTCTGGCAAATCATAGATGTTTACGTTAGTAACCAGTTCCATAAACGTATAACTTTCTTCATAGGCATTTTGTGCTCGTTGACGATAAGTTCCGATACTGTTGCGATATGCCGACTCATAATGACTAGCATCCAGCTCTATATCGATGATATCATCGCCTAATTGAAGCCTAACGTATTCGATTAGATCTTGTTTAAGTGTTTCTAAAGTAGATTGTGATTGCTCTGCCATATGGACTCCGTGTCCATATATTTAGCAGATTTACCAAGCCTTCAAGATAACCAAGTTGTCATTGCTACGCCCTGTATATTTAATTTCAGTAGATTTAATATCCTTAAACGCCTTACGAGCAGCAGGTTTACCCACACTCATAATAGCTTTAATCTGCTCTTTAGGTTTGCGTAGAGTTTTTTGTACAGTTGCTAGAGCATCAAATGCCAACAATGATGAACCTTTAATAGTAAATGTACCTGCATGTGTATCTGCTACCACATAAATTAGCTTACGTTTAGTTGTGTCATAAAGGAAAGCTTCAGAAGCACCTACTAAACTTACAGGGGACAAAGATTTAAGCCCAAGTTCGACAAATTCTTTAAGATATTTAAACTTTAACGCTACTTTTTCAGGACTAACTGCCTTTTTAGCGCGGGGTTTACGTTCTACTTTCTTAAGTGAAATGTAAGATTGGCAGTCTGCCAGCACAGTTTCACAAAATTTCACACAGCTTTTCAACTGAGGTTTAGTAAGATGGCTAAAGCCTTCTACAAGTTGTGGATCTTTTCCCTCTAATACTTCTTCAAGTTCTGCTAGTCGCAACTTCCATACAGCAGTAATATTAGGAATCATTTGTGTAGAAATATTCATGCCACGAATTAGCGCAATAGGCTTGAAATTCGCTGACATTTTGGCATCAGCTTGGATAAAATCATCATACATGCCTTCAAGTTCAGCGGCACATTCACTTGCTTTTTCACGTAAATGATCTTGAATAGTTAGCTTTTGTTGAGCTGTTTCTTCAGAGGTAGCTGCAACTTTTTGTTCTTCTTGCTTGCTAGCCAATAATTCAGTTAAGTGATCATCTAGTACAGATTGTTCAATTTCTGTGAGAATTAATCCCATAACTGACATTCTACAAATCCATCCTGTAGTGGGTTTAACGCGGTTATCTGAAATACCTCGGATTAGCTTTGCTTCTTTAGCTTTTTGATTTATTTCAAAATATTGAATAATCATATCCCTAGCTTCTTTACGGCCATAAGAATAATTATACCAATTGAATGCTTTTGTTAATGTGCTAACACGAGTTTCGTCGGAAGGTTGTGTAGGCCATTCGGGTTCTGAGCCAATAAATTTAGCATCTTCGCCGCGTGGGACAAGTCGTTTGATTGTAGTTTGTATTTTTGCCATAGTGTTAATAGTATAGTGGTTAAATTAAAAAAAGTCAACCTAACAGCATCGCAAAAATTATTTGATGCTCTAGGTTGTCTAACAATTTAGTAGCTTCAACTAATAAATCCTTGTATTTTGTTGTTTCTTTTTTAAGACGTCTGCATTCTACAGATTCTCTGCTAATTTCGGTAATTACTTTATCGATATTACTGATCATTTTTTGAAGATCACGCTGATTACGTTTCTTTTTGACAAGAAGCAGTTGTTTTTCTGCGGCCGACAAACGTTCTAAAATTTCATCCATATAGTAATTATATGTATTTTGTAATTAACTGTCAAGTGAATCTTAGCTAAATACTAAACTATGCCAAGACTCAGCCTTTATAGACCTAACCGAACTTCAGATTACCAATACCTGGATCGTATCATTTCCGAACGATATACCGTCGGAGGGCTTGATCTTTATGTACACAAATACATGGGACCGATTGTAGATACTACTGACAATCCTGGAAATACTGATGCTACTTTACCAGTATATACTTCGGAAAATCCCTTGTTTATCGAAGATTTATTGCTGTTAGAAAACAGAGACAGAGCGTATGACCCTAACATTTACGTTATGCGTGGTGTATATACGCATCAGGATATCAATTTTGACCTAACGCAATTTGGGTTGTTTTTAAACAACGATACGTTATATATTACATTTCATTACAATGATATGATTGATAGTTTTGGGCGTAAATTAATGACTGGCGATGTATTAGAATTGCCAAATATGAAAGATTACTATCCACTAAATCAAAATATTACTCGTGCTTTGCCTAAGTATTATGTTATACAAGATGCTGCTTATGCCGCCGAAGGGTTCAGTCAAACTTGGTTGCCTCACGTTTGGCGTGTTAAAGCTACTCCCATGGTGAATGCCCAAGAATATCAACAAATCATTAATCAACCACTAATGCCAGACAATATTTGGGATAATGGAAACTTTTATCCTCAGGGAATGGTTGTAGATAATGGTGGAAAATATTACGAAGCAACAAAAAATACACCGCCTGGTACTGATATCAACGACTCAACCTACTGGGCATTGATTGAAAAACCAACTACGATGGGCGATGTTAATTCAACTAGAAACAAAGATTTAGCTATTAATGATGCCTTAGTTATACAGGCAAACATCGAAGTTCCACAATCAGGTTATGATAACGTGTCGTTTTATATATTACCAACTACTCCCAATGGTCAACCAGGTGGAGAAGGATTATTTGCTGATCAAACTGCTCTCACGGTAGACGGTGCTCAGTCAGACGAGGGTACTAGTCCACAGGATTTCGGATGGACAATGGGATACTTAACCGGCGATGATATGGCGCCAAATGGATTGCCAGTTACTCCAGGAGTTAGCTTTCCGTTTAATCCTAGTAAAGGAGATTATTGTTTACGGTTGGATTATTTCCCAAATCGTTTATTCAGATTCAGCGGAGCAAATTGGCTAGCCATCAGTGAAGATGTTCGTACTCCTTTAGATTGGGGTCCACAGAATGAAACACAACGTAGTTCTTTTGTCAACAACACTTATACTGTGCCAACATCAGACCAAGGCAACATTCCGTCTAGACAATCACTATCAGAATTACTTAAACCGCAAGCTGACAATGGCAATCAGGGCGGTAATTTGCCAGCTAAACCAAGACCTAAAGGGCGATAATGCAACAATATTTTTTCGATGGGCAAATACGTCGTTATCTAACACAATTTGCTCGTATGTTTTCAGGCTTCCAAGTAGAGTTTGGACGTAATGAAGCAGGTGCAGCAAACACAGGAGATACATTATATCGTGTTCCCGTTAGATACGGTGACAGCACACGACAAGTTCAAACTATTCTCCAGGATAACAGCGCCAGTAACATGCCATCCACACCTTTAATGACATTTTATATTACTGGACTAGATTTTGATCGTCCTCGTATGCAGAATCCAACATATGTTGATAATAAATCTATACGTCAACGCGAATATGATCAAGCCACTGGCACTTATGAAACTACACAAGGCAACGCATTTACTGTTGAGCGATACATGCCAGCACCGTACAAATTGTCAATTAATTTAGACATTTGGACCAGCAATACCAATCAAAAAATGCAATTGTTAGAACAAATTTTACCACTATTCAATCCCAGTTTAGAAATACAAAGTACAGATAATTTTTTAGATTGGACTAGTTTAAGTATAGTAGAACTAGCATCCACTGGATGGTCAAGCAGAAGTATTCCCCAGGGTACAGAAGATCCTATTGATATTTCTACCATTAAATTTGTGTTACCAGTATGGTTATCATTACCTGCTAAAGTTAAAAAATTAGGAGTTGTAGAAACCATTATTGCTTCAATTTATGATGGATCTGGTGATTTAATTAACGCCATTGCCGATAGTGATTTATTGTTAGGTACACGACAATACATTACTCCGTATGGATATCAAGTGGTATTAATTGGTAATAAATTACAAATTTTAGCCCGTTCTGCAATAGTCGACGAAAATAATGAACAACTAGCACCTCCTGACCCAGTTGAACCTAGCAATGTACTATGGACACCGGTTGTTAATATGTATGGTGTACTACGTCCTGGGATCAGTATAGTAGCATTGACCCAAGAAGATGGTAGTCAAGTGTATGGGCACGTAAGTTTTGATCCCACAAATGATCAATTTTTACTATTTGCAGTAATGCCAGAATCTATTCCTGCTAATACAATGTCGCCTGTAAGTTCAGTTATCAATCCTCGAGTCAGTGGACCAGGAGAGGGATTGCCCGCTGCTAGTATTGGTCAAAGATATTTGTTGACTGAATCTACCGGCAGCGATAATGGATATGCTCAAGCATGGGCAGGCACTACAGGTGAAATATTAGTAGCGTATCCTAATGATATTATACAATATGATGGATCACGCTGGGTAATTACTTTTGATTCGCAATCAAGTCCAGTAAATACACAATATGTTACTAACATCACAACAGAAATTCAATATCGCTGGACAGGATACAATTGGGTCAAGTCATACCAAGGGCAATATCCCGGAGGCCAATGGAGCCTTATAATTTAAAAACTGTTAACGCAGTTGGCATTTGGTTTTATAGTCAATCTACTAATCGCTATCTATATCTGCTAAGAAATGATGTTAAAAATCCTGACTCGTGGGGATTAGCAGGTGGAAAAATAGAATCAGGCGAAAGTATCATGGCTGCTATGGTTCGTGAGTGCGAAGAAGAATTAGGCTCAATGCCTGATTATATCAAGCTAATGCCTCTAGAAAAATTCACAAGTGCTGACAATGGATTTGTTTACAACACATTTTTTTGTATTGTAGCAGATGAATTTAAGCCTATTTTAAATGATGAACATTTAGGTTATGCTTGGATTGATTCTGGCACTTGGCCTAAACCGCTACACCCTGGACTATGGAGTACTGTAAATTTTGAAGCAGTACGCAGTAAGATAGCTATTATACAAACGCAACTTCAAACATCACAGTAAGTTACAAAATCTCTATTGGTCAGGGTTTTTGTATTTGAACATGATAGCCATTCATCTGGCATATTAAATTCATTTCCTACCATAATAAACATAGTGCCAGCGTATGCCTTTATGACATCTGTAATTTGTTTAACCCAGTTATCATGTCCCGCTGTCATTTCTTTACTGTAACCTATTAAATAAACTTCATTGTGTCCGTCAAATGCCGCGAGATAAATGGGCAATACTTCAGGGCACATATGTGGATGTTGAGGTATTAAATAAAATTCACCAGGTTTCTTTGTACAATTTTTAGCAGTAGTATAGACAATATTATTTTCTGTATACTTACTTTCTACTAATGGAATTAGCTTATCATAATCAGTATCTACAGTAAAATCTAATCTCATTTGTTTGGCTATTTCACTTGTGCCATACGTTTGAACTTTTAAACTTCCTAACAATCCACCACGATGTGTTGCCAGTATGCGATAGTCAAATCTTGCTTGATCATTGCTGCTACCTATGGCAACAGCACGGCCTGATAAATGTTGATTTACGATGGGATTTGCTATCCATTCACGTTTTTCGTGTTTTCTACCACCAGAAAATTTAGTTTCTGTGATTACAAATTCGCCTGGATAATCTCGTCTGTATCTAGCTTCCATATTATTGAATATACTCAACCCATGATAATGTTGCTTCATCCCAATAATATAAATTTCCATCAGTGGGATATGGAACTGGTGACGACCATATCCAAGTTGGTGCTGATATACTCCAGCTTGGATAAGGTTGCGGGGCATAAAATACATCATTTATGTCATCATATGTGTATCCTATGCCAGCATAATTTGCTCGTAGGGCTTTAGATTGGTCTGGTGCTGGCACTCTGGGATAAACATTTGGAATATAATAAATTCCACCTTCGGTATTATAACTGGTTTGCACCCAAAGTTCACCTGTTGATGAGTACGATGAAGATTGTTCTTCAGTAACTGACATTACTTCAGTTACTATGTTATTTTCTACTTTAGCGTAATATGGCATTTTAATTTCCGTATCTTTATGCTGTGTAAACAGTATTAGCCGTAAATCCCAGCACAATAGCTGTGCCTGTGTTGGCGTATGTATAAGTTCCACTTACATTACCATTACCCGGATAATTAGCGATAGGAATAGATATAACTACTACACCAGATCCGCCAGCACCGCCTGTGCCGTTGTTAGTTCCACCACCACCACCACCGGTGTTGACTGTGCCTGCTACTCCGGTATTTCCCCCGCCACCGTTACCGCCTGTGCTAGTTGTACTTGATCCAGCACCACCACCACCTGCTAACCAATAGTTGCCAGAAATTAATTGTCCCGCTGTTGAACCTGCTATGCCATTAATTACACCAACTCCACCTGATGCTGTACTTGCTCCATTGGCACCTACACCCCCTGCCCCACCACCGCCGCAGAATACTGCACTGGAGTTTGATCCACCATTAAAACCTTGGCCGGGAATTCCAGGACTTAATGCTCCAAACGAGGCATAGTTATTTTGACCACCTAACCCACCACCTGATCCTCCTACGTTTGCCCCTGGCCCAGCGCCGGATCCACCACCGCCTGATCCGCCAATTGCTGTGATTCGTGATAATGATCCTGATCCAAATGTACTATTTGATCCAGCTGTGCCAGCACCTGCTGATACACCACCTGCACCGCCTGCTCCTATGTTGGCAGTATAAGCAGTGCCTGGATTTAATGTGAATGCTGCAAAAGATACAACACCGCCTGCGCCACCACCACCACCTAAAAATGCCCCACCGCCACCGCCACCTGCTACTACAGCCACAGTTATATTATAAGCTACAGGACTACCTGCACTGGTATTGACATTTGCCCAAGCTCCGTTGACATATACTTCCATTGCATTTGATGTGTTACTGTATCTGATCATGCCATTGGCGCCGGTCGGCCGCTGTGCTGTATTACCCACATTTACTGTGATTGCACCGGTACTGTTTGCTGTAATATTTTGACTGTTATTGATATGTAATGCTGCTAATCCATTGGTTTGAAATTGTAGATTACCACTTGTATCTACTGTTTCAACTAACCCTGAACTGTTTGCGTTGATTATGACTGTCATGCTATGTTAGCCCATGTTGAATTTATATATCCTTCAAGTCTAGCTGTAGTAGTATTGTATCTAATCATACCATTTGCTGCTGGACTAGGACGTTGTGCTGTATTACCAACTGGAACTGTAAATGCGCCAGTACCGTTGAATGTTATGTTTTGACTGGTATTGATTGTTAATGCTGTGGTGCCATTTGTTTGAAGCGTGATATTACCAGTGGCATCTCCTGATTTGGTAAGAGTGCCTACTGTTGTGTCTGATTGTGCGTTTATACTTGATGCCATATTTTATGATTCAGAATTATAATATTACAGCAGTGATGACTTTTGTGCCGGTATCATTGTTAGTTTCAAGTGATTTGGCAAATACAGCCTGACCGTAACCGCAATCTCTACCAACACTGACAGCGTATCCTGCTACACTAGATGTTACTAAACTATCGCCTTTTTCAACAGGACCAGTTACTTTTACCGGAACACGACCGCGTAAGGCTACCGGAAGCCCTGTCTGTCCAGTGTTCATTAGATAAGCTGGATTTGTAGATATTGCTCCTGCTACTCGCTCGTCAGCCATTTCTGTTGTGATTGTAATTTCGTTGTCGCCGCCAAATATAACAACAGTCCCAGGCGCATATTCATCATCAGCCAAGTAATTTTCAGCCAAGTCAGCGTATTGTGCTGAAGTTGCTTTGGCAAATACTGTGTTGAAGTAAGTAGTGGCACTGCCAATATTACCTACACCGTTAGCGTTGGCATTGACAATATTACCGCCAGTGATGTTACCAGTTGATACTGTTAAACTTGTGCCTGTTAGTGCGGCACCTGTAACAGCACCAGTTGCTGATATTAAACCAACTGTGCGTAAGTTACCACCCTGTACGTTGCCAGTTGCAGTAAGTGATACAAATGTAGTACCTACAAATCCAGTACCAGCTGGTAAATATCCTGGGCTACCAAAAAATTGTCGCCAAAATGACGTCGGGGATCCGCCATCAGATATAAGCATGATATTTTGTTGATACTGCAATGATATAGGACCATCTGTGCCCGATGACCCAGTATATGAAAGATTAAGAGTACCATTCGCAAGATTTGATATTGATATTACTGTACCACTTGGAGCAGTCGTGGGTAGAGTAATTGTAATTCCCGCTACAGTAACAAGTATATTTGTTCCATAATTGGAAGAAGTTAATGTGGTATTTGCCGCAATAACTTGTTGGCCCAGTGTTTTTAACGGTATACCAGTTAATACTGAGCCATTGCCAATAAAGAAATTTCCTGTTACATTACCAGTAGCAGTTATTAGTCCAACTGTGCGTAAATTACCACCTTGTACGTTGCCAGTGGAACTTAACAAACCTCCGGTTAAAACATTACCAATTGTGGCGTTACCACTTACACCAAGACTGCCAGTTATGGAAGTAATGCCATCGGTAGTAATTTGTAAGCGAACTGCAGCACCAGTTTCATCGGCAATAGTAAATGAACCATTGGGACTAAACTGATTTCCGTAATTGGATATTGACCAGTTTCTCACTGAGTTTACCAATGATATTCTAGACATGACATTAGTGGATTGCGTTTGGCTTATATATCCACCAGATGTCGTTGTACCTCCGGTGGTTGTTGTACCTGTTACTGAGGTGCTTGAGCCTGTAATGACACCACCCACTACTGATGCTGCTGTGGTTGTACCTGTAACACTAGTTGAAGTACCTGTTATTACACCGCCTACTACTGACGCTGCTGTGGTAGTGCCAGTGACACTTGTTGAAGTACCAGTAATAACTCCACCCACAACCGACGCTGCTGTTACACGACCAGTAACACTTACGTTGGCACCTGTATTAACATTACCTGTGCCATTTGGTGTCAAAACAATATTTCCGTTAGCAGCAGTAGTTTGTATGGTTAGTTCAGCAGTATCAGTGATTGCGCCTGACAATATCAAGTTACCACCGGTAATGTTACCAGTTGATACAGTTAAACTTGTACCTGTTAAGGCAGCACCTGTTACAGCACCTGTAGCACTTACAATACCAGAAACCAATACTCCTGTGCTGGTAACAGTGGCAATGGATACTGCATTACTTTGTAATACCAAATTACCAGTGAGATCACCAGTTTGGACTAAACTTGTTGTGGTCGAAGTTCCAGCTGATATATTACTCATATGTTCTCTTTAAATAATTACCCAACGCTGCCCAGCGGTAACTGTGACAACTACACCACCGTTAGTAGTAATTGGACCCACACTAAATCCATTTGTATTCGCTGCTATAGTATAATTAGCTGTTACGTTGCTACTGTTAACTAAAATACCGTTTGTGGCTTCTACAACAGGAGCCTTTACGCCGGATGATGTAAATGTTGCCACGTTGGCTGTGCCACCAACACCCACAGTTACATTACCACCACTTGCGGTAATGCTTACATTACTTGTACCATTGCTTATGTTTGAGCTACTGCCAGTACTAATTCCAGTCAGTTGACTGCCGTTACCCAGTATAAAGCTACCTGTAATATTACCAGTTGCTGATACAATACCAGCGGTCCGTAAGTTACCACCTTGAATATTTCCAGTAACACTTACGTTAGCGCCTGTGTTAACATTACCTGTGCCATTTGGTGTTAATACAATATTAGCATTAACAGCAGTTGTTTGTAAGAGCAATTCGGTTGAATCAGTAATTGCTCCACTTAAAATTAAGTTACCGCCAGTAATATTACCAGTTGATACAGTTAAACTTGTTCCAGTTAATGCTGCGCCTGTTATAGCACCAGTGGCACTTATCAACCCTGCTGTTCTGACATTACCACCGGTTACGTTACCGCTAGCACTTACTAATCCTGCAGTATTTAAGTTAGCACCGGTGATGTTGCCAATTGCCGATGTTGCGCCAGCTGCTGTAACATTAAAAACCAGTGTGGTAGTATTGGATAGTGTATTGGCCCATTCGTATAGAGCTAATCCACCGGTACTGCCACCGTTTCTATTGACAATAATATCAAATTCGCCACCGCCGCCAGATCTATTCCATCCTAATAATGTTCTACCAGATGATGTAGTACCACCACCAATAGCAGCGGCTGAAATATCAGTTGATCCTAAATTCCAAGGCCCTACTATGAATCCGTTGATCCCTGTAACAGTACCAGTGGCATACACCTGTCCGCTTGTTAGTAAGTTACCGCCAGTTACGTTAGCAGTAGCACTTACTAGTCCAACAGTTAAAATATTACCACCAGTTATATTAGCTGCCGAAGTAATCGTTGAAGTTGCTGATACAATGCCAGCCGTTAGAATATTACCGCCAGTAACGTTTCCAGTTGCTGATACAATACCAGCTGTTCTGACATTACCACCTTGAATATTACCTGTAACACTTAAATTAGCACCTGTGTTAACATTACCTGTTCCATTTGGAGTTAATACAATATTAGAATTACCAGCACTAGTATTAATGTCTAACTGACCGGAATCAGTAATTGCACCACTTAGCAGCAAGTTGCCGCCGGTAATATTACCAGTTGATACTGTTAAACTTGTTCCAGTTAATGCTGCGCCGGTAATAGCACCAGTGGCACTGATTAATCCTGCTGTTAATATGTTGCCGCCAGTTACGTTTGCTGTTACTGAAACAACAGCACCTAAATGACTTGATCCAGTAATAGTACCTGTTGAACTGATTAATCCAGCTGTTAATAAATTACCACCCGTTATATTGCCGGTTGCCGACACTAGGCCAGCAGTAGTAATATTTCCACCAGTTACGTTTGCAGTTACCGAAACAACAGCACCTAAATGACTTGAACCAGTAATAGTGCCTGTTGAACTAATTAACCCACCAGTTAATATGTTACCGCCAGTAATATTAGCAGCACTTGTAATAGTTGAAGTTGCTGAAATTAATCCAGCTGTTAAAATATTTCCATGTATCGCATTACCAGTACTGCTCATTAATCCAGCTGTTAACACGTTACCGCCGGTTACGTTACCAGTGGCGGTCACTAAACCAGCAGTTGTAATGTTGCCGCCAATTATGTTAGCTGCCGATGTAATTGTTGAAGTTGCTGAAATTAGTCCAGCTGTTAAGAGGTTGCCGCCAGTTACGTTACCTGTAGACGTTACAAGACCGGCAGTTGTAATATTGCCACCAATTACGTTTGCTGCTGAAGTAATAGTACTTGTTGCTGAAATTAGGCCAGCAGTTAAAATATTGCCATGTATCGCATTACCAGTACTTGACATAATACCAGCAGTTAGGATATTTCCGCCGGTTAAGTTTCCAGTTGCTGTTATTAACCCAGCGGTTACCACATTACCAGAAGTAACGTTACCTGTGACACTTAATCCTGAGGTATTACTCAGAGTCATGTAAGTATTTCCAGGTTGGAAGAATCTTAAATTAAGTAAATTATCAATTTCCCATGTTTGGTTTCCTGCCGATTGGAATTGGATTCCGGCACCATCAGAGAGGCCATTGTTTAACACAATCCCCGATGTTGTAGTAATTGTTCCAGTTGCTGATATTAATCCGGCGGTTGATATATTACCGCCGGCTAAGTTTCCAGTGGCAGTAATTCCAAGGCCCGCTGTTATATTACCAACTGAACTAATACCTAAACTTGATACCCAAACGTTTGATGCTGTGTTATATAATAATGTTGCGTATTCTGCGCCCGCAGGACCAACCCCAATACCGCCATTATTTGCTGCTGTTGCGTTAGCAGCATTGTTGGCCATATTAATTTGTAAATCATTTGTGGTAATTGTATTAGAATTAATTGTGGTTGTTGTACCATTGACAGTTAAGTTACCTGTAATAACAACGTTACCATCAGTACCACCCGATCCATTTGGATCAATAGTTAATGTTGGGCCAGCACCTACAATTAAGTTACCACTTAGTGTGATACCACCAACTGATATAGTTCCACTTGTTGTGAAATTACCACCAGTCGTGTTGCCTGTTACGCTTAAACTTGTTAATGTACCTAAACTAGTGACATTTGGCTGTGCCGCTGTAGCAAGAGTACCTGTAATTAATGTACCCGATAAATTACCGCCGGCAATATTACCAGTTGTACTGATTAATCCACTTGATGTTAAACTAGTTAATGTACCAACCGAAGTAATATTTGGTTGAGCATTTGTAGTAACAGTAGCAGCAGTTCCAACCGCCGATCCTGCTGATACAGCAAATGTTGCGTTTGCTACAGTACCAGTTACGTTACCACCGGTTAATGATGTTAATGTAGAACCATTACCAATGTGATAGTTTGCTGTTATATTTCCAGTTGAACTAATCAATCCTGCTGTTAGAACATTACCGCCAGTTACATTAGCAGTAGCACTTACAATACCTGCTGTTAAAATATTACCATGTATTGCGTTGCCAGTACTTGACATAATACCGGCAGTTAAGATATTTCCGCCTGTTACGTTACCTGTAGCAGTTACTAGACCAGCAGTTGTAATATTTCCACCAACAACGTTTGCTGCTGATGTAATTGTTGAAGTTGCTGAAATCAATCCAGCTGTTAATAAGTTACCGCCAGTTACGTTTGCAGTTACCGAAACTACAGCACCTAAATGACTTGATCCTGTGATAGTTCCTGTTGAACTAATCAATCCTGCTGTTAATAAATTGCCGCCAGTAATATTACCATTTCCAGCTATAGTTCCAAGTACACTAACACCAGTTGGTGAAAATACAGCAACGTTACCGACTGTGCTAACTGATATAGTTACATTGGCGTTTGCCGCAGCAATGTTTAAATTACTTCCACCGTTTACAACGTTAGATACACTTGTAATAATACCAGTAAGTTGCGATCCATTACCCAGTATAAAGTTACCAGTAATATTTCCGGTTGCTGAAACTAAGCCGGCTGTTAAGATATTGCCGTGTATTGCATTGCCAGTACTTGACATTATACCGGCTGTTAGGATATTTCCACCAATAACATTACCTGCTGCGCTGAACAATGCGCTTGCTGCAAGAATAGCAGCGGTTACAGTTAATGTGCCGGCACCAGTCGTGCCAGTATTACCAGAAGCTTGTATACGAGCATCAAAATCAACATAATTAGCACTAGAATTAAAATCAATATAAGGAGTAGTAGCAGATGCGTTGTTAGCTTGAAATCCTAATGTTAAAGATCCTCCTCCATCTGTACCTAATCCTACTCTACCAGTGGCAGTATTAGCAGTAACCGATGCTGCGACTGTAGCACCAGTAACTGAGGTACTTGAACCTGTAATAACACCGCCAACTACGCTAGCTGCGGTTACTATTCCAGCAGAACTAACTGCTCCTGCTGTTAGGATATTTCCGCCAGTTACGTTACCAGTAGCAGTTATTAATCCAGCTGTTAGGATATTTCCATGTATTGCGTTGCCAGTACTTGACATTAATCCAGCTGTTAATATGTTACCACCAGTAATATTTGCTGCTGATGTAATTGTGCTCGTAGCTGAAATTAGGCCAGCAGTTAAAATATTGCCATGTATTGCGTTACCAGTACTGCTCATAATACCGGCAGTTAATATATTACCACCAGTAATATTTGCTGCTGATGTAATTGTGCTAGTAGCTGAAATTAGGCCAGCAGTTAAAATATTGCCATGTATTGCGTTGCCAGTACTTGACATAATACCGGCAGTTAAGATATTACCATGTATCGCATTACCAGTACTGCTCATAATACCGGGAGTTAGTATATTTCCAGTTGTTAAATTACCAATTCCGCCAGTTATATTGCCAGTAGTTGAAAGTGTTGCCGCAGCCAACGTTATAGTAGTTACGTTTGACACAGTATTCATTTTTATACCATTAGTTCCGCCTGCCCATGGTATAATTGAAAATCCTACATTACCTATAGTAGGACCTGTAGTTAATATTGCTATGTCACCATTTGACTGTAAGCTGTTAAATGATCCAGCAGAAATATTGGGCAGTATAGAAATTGTATTTCCAGCATTAGTAACACTAAATGCCGCGCCAGTTCCTTGTGGCGCTGTGTCTGTGATAGATACTAATGTATTAACAGCAGCATTACCTGAAACAACTACTCTACTTGTTACAATGTTACCGCCGTTTATATTTCCAGTTGCTGAAATTAATCCAGCTGTTCTGACATTACCTGCTTGAACATTTCCTGTAACACTTAAATTAGCACCTGTGTTAACATTACCAGTTCCATTTGGAGTTAACACAATGTTAGCATTACCTGCACTAGTTTGAATATCTAATTGACCGGAATCAGTAATTGCTCCACTCAATAGTAAGTTACCACCAGTAATATTGCCGGTTGATACAGTTAAACTTGTTCCAGTTAATGCTGCGCCTGTTATGGCGCCAGTTGAACTAATTAAACCTGCTGTTAGAAGATTGCCACCAGTAATGTTAGCGGCACTTGTGATAGTACTTGTTGCTGATATTAATCCGGCAGTAAGTATGTTACCACCTAATATATTACCAGTAGCAGTTAATAATCCAGCAGATAAAATATTAGCGCCATTTATATTGCCAGTTGCCGTGAATGCTGATGCGCCTAATATTCCACTAATTGGAACAAAAGTTAAAAATGGTGAATTCCAAATTGTCTGAGCGTTAGCACCGTCATCTGCAACAAAATCAATGTAAAAAGTATTTGCCGAGCCGCTAAATGTTGTGTTTATAGTATTGGCAACAACGTTAGTTAGTAGGTTACCATTACCAAATAGGTAATTGCCAACAATGTTGCCCGTTGTACTGATTAAACCAGACGATGTTAAACTAGTTAATGTTCCTACTGATGTAATATTCGGTTGAGCATTGGTAGTAACTGTTTGAGCAGTAGTAACTGTGCCGGAAATATTACCTACGATATAATTACCGTAGATATTTCCAGCAGCTGATATATTACCAGATGCACCAATATTAACAAATCCCGTCGCAGACCTAGTCCACGTGTTGTTAGCAGTGGAAAATACGTAAACAATATTGTTTACGGTTGCGGTTTGCCCATTTACGGGCGATACGGGAAATGCCATTAATACCTTCCGACAGCTACTTCAATTACTCCTGTTGAATCTAAATCATAATTCTCTAGAGCTTTGCCAATGATACATCCTGGCAAGTATTTAGTGATATCTAAAGCAGTTGCTACACCTTTTATATCACTAGCAACTAATCTGTCTCCTTTTCTAATTGTTCCTACTACACTACATGGAACACGCCCAGTTAATGCTACTGGCAAACCAACTGCACCTGAGTTCATTAAGTAAGCAGGAGCTGTTGAAATAATACCAGCTACTCTTGTATCATGTGATACAGTTGACGCAGTAATTTCATCAGCACCACCAAATATAACTAGTGTTCCAGGAGCATATCCAGCATCAGCAATATAAGTTTCAGCTAAGTCGGCGTATTGTGCTGATGTTGATTTAGCAAATACTGTGTTAAAGTAGTTACTTGCCGAACCAATGTTACCTACCGCGTTAGCATTTGAATTAACAATATTTCCTACAGTAATTGTTCCAGTGCCGACTGATAAATTGCCACCAATTACATTTCCTGTTATACTAACATTACTAGAAACTGTGACTATACCTGTGCCATTTGGAGTCAACGCAATATTTCCATTACTGCCCGTTATGATAGTTAATGCCCCAGTATCAACAATATTGCCTGTTACGTTTAAATTACCGCCTGATACATTACCTGTAGCACTAATTAATCCAGCAGTAGTAATATTACCACCAATTACGTTTCCAGTTGCGCTGACAATACCAGTTACATATTGTCCCGTAGTTGCCCAAACAACAACGTTTGGTGTTCCGGCTACGCCAACTGTAATGTTAGCACTAGCACTAGCAGTTACGTTACTTGTACCGTTTGTAATAGCATTAAATGTGCCATTCATTCCAGTTGATGCACCAAAATCATCAATCCAGTAGTAACTTGTACCGTCAAATGTAAAGCGATACTGTACGTTTGTATCAGTGTTGTACCAGAAGTCACCCACGCTTGGGCTGCTTGGAGCAGTAGAGCTTGATGTTGAGCGTATACCACCACCAAATATGTTACCTGATGTGCTAATAATACCAGAAGAAACAATGTTTCCGCCAGTTATATTACCAGTTGAGCTAACGATACCTGCTGTTAGAATATTTCCACCAGTTATATTAGCTGCCGAAGTAATTGTACTTGTAGCTGAAATCAATCCAGCTGTTAATACATTACCACCAGTTACGTTACCACTAACACTTAATAAACCAGTTACATATTCACCAGTTGGGGCAAACACAACTACGTTGCCAACACCACTTACTGATATGGTTACGTTAGCGGCAGCAGCGGAAATATTAACATTACTGTTGCCGTTTGTTACGTTTGATACTGATGTAATGATACCAGTTAATTGACTACCGTTACCAAGTATAAAGTTACCAGTTATGTTGCCAGTAGCACTAATAATACCAGCTGTTAGAATATTTCCACCAGCAACGTTTCCAGTAGCTGATACTAGTCCAGCTGTTCTGACATTACCTGCTTGGACATTACCAGTAACACTTAAATTAGCTCCAGTATTAACATTACCTGTGCCGTTTGGAGTTAATACAATGTTAGCATTACCTGCACTAGTTTGAATATCTAATTGGCCAGAATCAGTAATTGCACCACTTAGCAGCAAGTTTCCGCCGGTAATATTGCCGGTTGATACTGTTAAACTTGTGCCAGTTAGTGCTGCACCTGTAATAGCACCAGTAGCTGAAATTAATCCTGCTGTTGTAATATTACCACCGATAATATTAGCAGCACTAGTAATTGTACTTGTTGCTGAAATTAATCCAGCTGTTAATAAGTTACCGCCTATAATATTGGCAGCACTAGTAATTGTACTTGTTGCTGAAATTAATCCAGCTGTTAAGATATTACCATGTATGGCATTACCAGTACTTGACATAATACCAGCGGTCAATACATTACCGCCAGTTACGTTACCAGTAGCCGTTACTAAACCAGCGGTAGTAATATTACCACCAATTACGTTTGCTGCTGATGTAATTGTTCCTGTTGAACTAATCAATCCAGCTGTTAGTAAGTTAGCACCAACTACGTTACCGGTTACACTTAATACGTTACCTACTGTGTTAAAAGTTAATCCAGCTGTAGCAGCTAAATTGCCGCTATTATTAAATTGTACTTGTGTGTTTGCTCCTGCTGCCGTTACGTTACCACTAATACTACCCGCAAATGTTCCTACAAAGAAACCGGCTGTAGTAATATTACCTGTAGCACTTACTTGTCCAGCTGTTAAGATGTTGCCGTGTATAGCATTACCAGTACTTGACATAATGCCAGCTGTTAATACGTTGCCACCCGCTAAGTTTCCTGTAGCAGTAATACCAAGTCCAGCTGTTACATTACCGACTGAGCTAATACCTAAGCTAGATATCCAAACATTTGATGCTGTATTATACAACCATGTTGCATATTCTGCTCCTACTGGGCCAACACCAATACCGCCATTATTTGCCGCAGTAGAGTTAGCAGCATTATTGGCCATGTTAATTTGTAAATCGTTTGTGGTAATTGTATTAGAATTAATTGTAGTCGTTGTACCATTAACGGTTAAGTTACCTGTAATGACCACGTTACCATCTGTGCCACCTGATCCATTTGGATCAATAGTTAGTGTTGGACCTGCACCAACGATTGTGTTTCCACTAATTACAATTCCACCAACTGATAAAGTTCCACCTGTTGTGAAATTGCCACCTGTAGTATTACCAGTAATACTTAAACTTGTTAAAGTGCCAACTGAGGTAACATTTGGCTGTGCCGCTGTAGCTAATGTGCCAGTAACTAATGTGCCTGATAAATTACCACCTGTAATATTACCAGTGGCACTAATTAATCCAGCTGTTGTAACGTTGCCACCAATAACGTTTCCAGTGGCACTCGCTAATCCTGCTGTTAAAATATTGCCATGTATCGCATTACCTGTGCTTGACATGATGCCAGCTGTTAATACATTGCCACCAGTTACATTACCAGTAGCAGTTATTAGTCCGGCAGTTGAAATATTGCCACCAACAACGTTTGCTGCTGATGTAATTGTACTTGTTGCTGAAATCAATCCAGCTGTTAAAATATTACCATGTATCGCATTACCAGTACTTGACATAATACCAGCAGTTAGTATATTGCCGCCTGTGATATTAGCAGCACTTGTGATAGTCGAAGTTGCTGAAATCAATCCAGCTGTTAATAAATTTCCGCCAGTTACATTACCACTTGCACTAATTGGTCCAGTAAAGTTTACGCCTGAGTCATAAAATACAGCAACTACGTTTGAACTTGCCCCAATACCAATACTTAAATTGCTACCACTAGTTGGAATATTAGCATAACTTCCGCCGTTGCTGATTTTGCTTGACGAAGCAGCTACGTTAATACCCGATAATAATGCGCCATTACCTAAGAAATAATTAGCTGTCGTAACGTTACCAGTAGCTGAAATTAATCCCACTGTAGTTACATTACCACCAATTACGTTGCCGGAAGCACTAACAACAGTACCTAATAAACTTGAACCGGTTACTGTGCCAGTAGCACTAACTAATCCGGCTGTTAATAAATTACCGCCTGTAATATTTGCTGCTGAGGTAATTGTGCTTGTTGCGCTGATTAATCCTGCTGTTAAAACATTACCGCCAGTTACGTTACCAGATGCACTGACAACTCCCGTTACGTTAACGCCGGTCGCTGTGAATACTACAACATTACTTGTTCCGCTAATAGTAATATTAGCGTTACCGTTTAGTGCTGTGGTAATATTAGTATTACCGTTTGTTAATGCTGTTCCTGCCGTTGAGCTAATACCAGTTAGTTGACTACCGTTACCAATAAAGAAATTACCAGTTACATTACCAGTAGCAGTTATTAATCCAGCTGTTAAAATATTGCCATGTATCGCATTACCAGCACTACTCATAATACCAGCAGTTAATACATTTCCGCCGGTTACGTTACCGGTAGCAGTTACTAACCCAGCCGTTGTAATATTACCACCAACTACGTTTGCCGCTGATGTAATAGTACTCGTAGCACTAATTAATCCAGCTGTTAATAAGTTACCACCGACAATATTAGCAGCACTTGTAATAGTACTCGTAGCACTAATTAATCCAGCTGTTAGTAAATTGCCACCTGTAATATTTGCTGCACTTGTAATAGTACTTGTTGCTGAAATTAATCCCGCTGTTAAAACATTACCACCAGTTACATTACCTGTAGCAGTTACCAAGCCAGCCGTAGTAATATTACCGCCAACAATATTGGCCGCTGATGTGATAGTGCTTGTTGCTGATATTAACCCAGCAGTTAGTAAGTTACCGCCAGTAACATTTCCCGTAGCTGATACTAGTCCAGCTGTTCTGACATTACCCGCTTGAACATTTCCTGTAACACTTACGTTAGCGCCTGTATTAACATTACCTGTTCCATTAGGAGTTAACACAATGTTAGCATTACCTGCACTAGTTTGAATATCTAATTGACCTGAGTCAGTAATTGCTCCACTCAATAATAAGTTACCACCAGTAATATTACCGGTTGATACTGTTAAACTTGTTCCAGTTAATGCTGCGCCTGTTATGGCACCAGTTGAACTAATTAAACCTGCTGTTAGAAAATTACCACCGTAAACGTTGCCAGTTGCTGTTAATGTAGTTGATGCAATTACATTAGCGCCAGTGATGTTACCACTTGCGCCTGTTGTTGAAAAATTAGCACCAGTAATATTACCGCCAGCACTAATGTCAGTTATTGCGCCAATATTATTGCCATATACATTACCAGACGCACTAACAACAGTACCCAATAAACTTGATCCTGTTACTGTGCCAGTAGCACTTACTAAACCAACAGTAGTAATATTACCACCAATTACGTTTGCGGCTGATGTAATTGTTCCTGTTGAACTAATCAATCCTGCTGTTAGTAAATTACCGCCGGCAATATTACCGGCTACAGTTAATACATTACCCACTGTGTTAAATGTCAATCCAGCAGTAGCAGCTAAGTTACCACTATTATTAAATTGTACCTGTGTATTGGCACCAGCAGCAGTTACGTTACCGCTAATACTACCCGCAAATGTACCAACGAAGAATCCAGCCGTTGTAATATTACCAGTTGCTGATACTATGCCAGCTGTTAAAATATTTCCATGTATGGCGTTACCTGTGCTGCTCATCACACCAGCAGTTAAAATATTACCGCCATATACGTTGCCGGTTGCAGTAACGCCAGCACCGGTTGTTAGGTTACCAACTGCACTAATACCTAAACTAGATACCCAGACATTTGAGGCTGTGTTGTACAATAATGTTGCATATTCAGCACCTAACGGACCTACTCCAATACCGCCATTGTTAGCCGCTGTTGCATTGGCCGCATTATTGGCCATGTTAATTTGTAAATCGTTTGTGGTAATTGTATTTGAGTTAATAGTAGTTGTTGTACCATTAACGGTCAAGTTACCTGTAATGACCACGTTACCATCTGTGCCACCTGATCCATTTGGATCAATAGTTAGAGTTGGACCTGCTCCTACAATTGTATTGCCGCTTATTACAATACCACCAACTGATAGTGTTCCGCTTGTAGTAAAGTTACCACCTGTAGTATTGCCAGTAACACTTAAACTTGTTAATGTACCTAAACTAGTAACGTTAGGTTGTGCGATAGTAGTTAATGTACCAGTAACCAATGTACCTGATAAATTACCACCAGTAATATTGCCCGATGCGCTAATAACACCTGTTACATATTCACCAGTCGGAGAAAATACAGCAACATTGCCTACGCCACTTACTGAAACAGTTATGTTCGCAGCAGCAGCGGCAATATTAACATTACTATTGCCATTTGTTACGTTTGATACTGATGTAATAACACCAGTTAATTGTGAACCATTGCCTAAAATATAGTTACCAGTTACGTTGCCAGTTGCTGAAACTAATCCGGCAGTTGTGATATTGCCACCAATTACGTTACCGCTTGCTGATACAACAGTACCTAGTACACTTGATCCTGTAACAGTTCCTGTTGCTGAAACTAACCCAGCTGTTGTAATATTGCCACCAATTAAATTGCCGGTAGCACTTACCGCACCACTTGAAAATACATTACCAAGTGAAATGTTACCATTAGCATTGGTGACTGGAATAGCATTTCCGGCATAAGTCAGTTGAGTAGCATTTCCAGTTAACTGAACTCCGCCGATATAAATTGATGTATTGCTTACATAAAGATGTTGCCAAGTATTTGTCGCATTACCTAATGAATATGTGTTAGCAGCAGATGGAATAATGTTGCCATTAAATCCTGTGCTTAAATAAGCTAAAACGTTGCTGTTGCTGTATGCACCAACAATACTATTAGCAGTAATACCTGTTAATTGACTACCATTACCAAAGTAATAGTTACCAGTAATATTTCCCAGTGCGCTAACAATGCCACTTGTAAGAATATTACCGCCTACGACATTTCCGCCTGCCGAAATATTAGCTGAAGCCGACAGATTTACGAATCCTGTGGCAGTTCTTGTCCATGCGTTAGACGCAGATGAGTAAACATATGTTATATTATTAACTACTGCTGTCTGTCCGTCGGTTGGTGAGGTTGGAAATGCCATTATGAATCCTTTGTTAAACTGCTATTCTTATTTATAGTATCGTACATACGTTACCATGTGCCTATAGGAGATCGTTTCCATGTGTTTGTGGCTATACAAACGTATACATAGTTAGAATCCCATGCTATTTGCCCTGCTACTCCCGTGGCCGAACTACTAGCCGGAGTGAAACTTGTTGTTACATTTAATGCTGATGTATAAAATCCTGTGTTGGCAAAAACTGCTACATTACTGGTACCATTAATGCTAACCGCAGCATTTGAATTAGTATTAGCAATGGTAATATTACTAGTTCCATTAGTAACTGCACTAAACGAACCGTTAATTCCTAAGGTTGAGCCATAATCATCTAACCAAAAATAGTCTGTTCCATCAAAAGTATAGCGATATTGTGCGTTTGTACTAGTATCGTACCAAAAATCACCCACGCTAGGATTACTAGGAGGTGTTGGACTAGAAGTTGATCGTATACCACCACCAAATATATTGCCAGCAGCACTGATAATATTAGTGGCAAAAACACTATTACCTGTTATATTTCCAGTAACACTTGGATTGTTTGACAAACTAAATGTAATAATGTCAGCAGCAGCGTTGCCTGTAATTGAAATATTATTGCCGCTTCCAAAAGATACTGTGCTACTAACACCGTTGGCAACAACATTTCCGCTGCCAACTACATTAATAATACTAAATG